GATGAGGTAAATGCGTTGTCTCGCAGGGGCGAGAACATTCTTAGGCAGTTGTCTTGGCTCTTTGGTCACGATGGAAGAATTAACAGCCGTGCGGCAAGCGAGTTCTTGCATGACTGTGGTTTTGTGGGTATAGAATATCCTGCCCAATATAGAAGTGGCGGCAGAAGTGACGGAACCAAGAATTATGTAATCTTTGATGAGGGAGACTTAAAGATTAACAGTAAGACCCAGTTTTTCAGGACTGGTAGCGGTGAGGTGTATGGCTTTGTGAGGGATGGGAAGATTTACATTGACCCTCGTGTGGCGAGTGCCGAGACACCAGTTCATGAGTATAGTCACCTGTGGGCTGACGCTTTGAAGCGTGCTAACCCTGAGGCATGGGAGCGGCTGAAAGAGACGATGCTCGGGGAGAAGGACGTGCTGGAGTATGTGAAGCGTCTCTATCCCGAGCTTGAGGGTGACGAGCTGCTGGGCGAGGTGTTCAGTCACTACAGCGGCAAGCGTGGTGCTGAGCGGTTGCGTGCCGACATGGAGCGTGAAGTAAAAAATGCCGAAGGCGTGTTTGCCAAAGCGAGAGTTGCGGTAGTCTTTGACAAGATAAGGCGTGCCCTGTCTCGCTTCTGGGAAATGGCAAGGGATTTGTTCGCCGGCAAGAACTCGATGCTCAATGGCATGAGAGCCGAGGACTTTGCCGACATGGCGATGGCTGACATGCTACGTGGCTTCGACCCGCGTGGGGTGGAGAAAGAGATAGCCTTAAACGAGACCCACTACCATAAAGTTACTGACAAAGCCGAGCTTGAGCGATTAAACAATGAGCCAACTGTAGTTAGGTATCGTGCCATGCAAATGATAGACGGCAAGCTTTATCCTCCAATGTCGGCAGAAGTGAAAGGTGAACTTCGTGAGCCGACAGAGATAGGAGTTTGGGAGCGTTCGGATGAGCGTCCTGATCTTGTTGACAAGAACGGCAAATTCAAGTTGCAGAAAGGCAAGCGTTTCAAAGAGAACAAAGAAGGCCAGGGAGACACCCCTGCGGCTTATAATCCATATTTCCATACCTCGACAAGCATGATGAACGACCAGTTCACAGCTGCATACGTGCGTCCAGAGCTTGTTGTTGTCAAGGTTGAGATACCCGAGAGTGAGCTCAGCAGTGGTTACAAGGCAGAGAAAGCCAAGGATGCCGTGGGTAACATTCCGTGGCACAGCGGTCCCGTGAATAGTGCTTTGCCTAAAGAACGGCAGCGCACAGTTACCTTGTCGAGATATTGCAAAGTGACAGGGGTTGTGCCCGATGCGGAAGTAGCCGATGCCATCGCCAGGCAGCTTGACGGTCTTGATGTGGCAGTGCCTTACAATGTGGTCACTCCGAATGTGAGGGCCGAGCTGGAAGCGCGAGGCGTTAAGATTAGTGCAACTCCATCGGGCAGTGTAACGAGAGACATTAATGGTGAGCTCATCAACCGTGGCGAGACGGCGGTTGCAAATGAACAGGGAGGGGAATATGGTGAGAGTAGGAACATTAGTGAGGGTGCTACTTTAGAAACTATCAATGCAGCATATAACAAGAGGCTTGATGAGCTGTCTCATGACCCCAAACAGAAAGACAGGATATTACACTTGGGGCATCCAGGCGAAATGCTGTTGGCTGGTGGTATTGCAAATGCCGAAATTGTTATGGAGTTCGACCGATTTGTTCGTAAATCGGGCGAGAAATACAAGCATCAACATCCTTTTAGTGCCAACGACATTAAGGATTTGCCCAAAGCAATCAATTCACCTATTGCAGTCTTTAATAGCACGAATACTAATGACAAAGTTATTCTTACCGAATTAAAAAAAGACGGGCGTAGTTTTATTGTTGTAATTCGTGCTACAGAACAGGCTCGCAAAGGAGGGGTAGTATTGGAAGTTAACGAGATACAAACATTGTTCCCCAAAGAGTCGAAAGGCATAATCAAATGGTTTAACGATGGTCTGGCAACCACTATCGACAAAAAGAAAGCCCTTGGCTGGATAGAGGCACTTCAGACCCATCCTGAAACCCCAATCGAAAGCCAAGAGCTTGATGCTGCTGCAAAGATAGTAAAAGATTTTGAAAATCCAAGCATAAAAACAGAGAATTATGTAAATGAGCGTGGTGATGTGATTAGGTTTGAGAGCCATGCGGAGCAGTTGTCTCTGTTTGGTGGCGGACAGGCTGACGCAGTGCGCCAGCCCACAGAACAAACGGCTGCTGGTGCACTTTCCCCGGATGGTCATACTCCCCCCGCCCCCCTCTATCTTAGAGGGGGAGCTGATGGCGAGCGTGTGAAGCGTGCTTCGGAGATGAGCGACGCAGAGTTGCTCAGTGAGATGGGTCGTGACATTGCCGAGCTTGAGAAGGCTGGCCGCGGGGATTGGGGCGTTCAGACCTTGTATAGCGAGGAATATGACCGTCGCCACATCAAAGAATACAACCAGGAGTGTAACGCAGTGCGCCGAATGCTCGACGAGAACAATGTGGGTATAGAAGAAGCCGAGCAGATGTTGCTCGACACGATTTACACATGGCGTGAAGGCTATGCTACTGCCGACCGAAGCAGGCTGCTGGCTCAGTTTGACACCCTCAACAGCTACTATGCAGAGAAAGAGTGGGAACGTGACAACGCAGACCTGGTGGAGAGTGAGGCCGCTGCAATGCAGCAGCCCACTGGACAAACGGCTGACGAAGCTGGCATACCCCACCAGAAATCCCAAAAGCCGAAGCGTGCAGGTGGTTTTAATCCTACTGAGATTAAGCTTAGGAAGCTCAAGGGTGGCGAGACGTGCTATGTGGAGCGCCGTTACCAGGAGAGTGGCAGCTTTGACTTCACCGGCAGTGAGAAGGTGGAGAGCGATGCCGACCTTGCCTATATCTTCAGGAACTTGGAGAACAGCTCCATTGAGAACACCTTCCTTGTTCTGATAAAGAACGGCAAGGCGACGATATTGCATGTGGGCATGGGAGGTTATGCTTTCTCCCCTGGTCACTTAGGAGCCGGTGTGCTTGCTGCGAGCCAGCTAAAGCCCGACCATGTTATCTTCGTCCACAACCATCCCAGCGGCACGTTGAAGCCCAGCCAGCAAGACGTAGCGATGCAGAAGAAGGTGAAGAAGATGTTTGGTGCCGACAAAGTGCGCGAGGCTATCATCATCGACATCACCAGCGGCAAGTACAGCATCTTTGACAGTGATGGGTCGGACATTGAGAAGCAGCGCCCCACCAGCGCAAAGAATGAGGTACCATACAAGACCTACAGCTTCGGCCAGCAGGTTTTTGCAAAAGATTACGTTCCAGACTCTGCCTTCCAGATTACCGACTCGGGCAAAGCTGCCGAGTTTATCTCGGGGCATCGTTTGGGCGAGCGTGACAAGTTGAGCTTGATAGTGCTCAACAGGCAGAAGCGTGTGACAGGCAACATCTTCTTGCCATGGACGAGCCTTGACGATATTGACATCAACAAGGCAGCGGGCGTCATTGCCAAGTTCATCCACCAGATGGGTGGCGAGAGCGGCATCCTCTATGGCAGCGGCACGATAAGTCGCAGCACCCTTTCTCCGTTGTCGCGAGCCATTGACAACTATGAGGTGCGCCTTGACGACTTCATCAGTGTGGAAGGCGTGAGCGCACAGGTACAGGGCGTGCTGGAGGAGGGAGTTGAGTACCAGCCGACGGCTGGCAATACTGGACAACGCATGGACGACAAGCCTTACGGCCCTGTTGGCGCCCCAGGTCGCACAGAAGCCGTGCAGCGAGACCTTGACCAGTTGCAGAAAAAATATAACTCGGCTCCTGTCCACTTGCTGGATGAGACGATGAGCATTGACGACATCAGGAATTTGCGCGAGAACCAGCTTGACCCTGTGAGTGAAGAAGACCTGCAATGGGTATATAACGAATGGCTTAATGGAGAAGCCGTTGCTGTAACCTTGCCTGTTTCACGAGAAATTGTTATCTTTGCACACAAGGTTAACAATTTGCGTGGGCTTGAACGAGCCTTATTCCATGAGAATTACCATGAGTGGTTGATAGGCGAATATGGCGAAGAAGGTGAGCGCAAGATTTGTGAGCACTTCTTGGATGCAGCAAAGGACGTTTATTCTAAGTTGTGGCAGGATGTAGAAGCCAACTACCGAGAAGATGCGCAAGCTGAGGAGTTTATGACCTATATGGTTGAATACTCCATGCTGCGAGGTGAGCTTGAAGACAATGTTTACCGCTATCTCATGCCTGTAGATAGAGAGAATTTAGACAATTTTTTAAATAAAATAGGTTATGATAGAGAACAAGAAAGCCCCTGGCGAAAAGAAAGAGTCCTGGTCCGTCAAAGCAGTAAGGCACGGAGAAGCCGCCGCAAAGATTCACAAGAAGATCGACGCGAACGAGGAGGAGTACTTTGGAAAGAGAGACAGAGAACCCTCGCTCGTACGGGCGACCAAGATGGCCAATATCAGGGGCAAACTCCACAAGAAGATCGACGCGAACGAGGAGGAGTACTTTGGGGAGAGAGACAAAGCCTCGACCTCGCAAGAGAAGAAGGAGTAGGCTATGGCGATGCTGATGACAGTGGCATAAGCGATGAGGAGCTTGCGGGGTATGATGCAGGGCGGTATAGCTTTGCCGAGAGTATCACGCAGGGGCTTGTTGACCTTGCGTTGAAGAATACCCACGACCAGCAGTTGAGACTTAACGCTATGCGTGAGTTTGGCGGCAACCTTGCCAAGCTCCGCAAATTGATGAACAAGCAGCGAGCCTACGACAAGGCTACCGTTGACGACATTGTGCGCCTTACACGCATGGTGATGGGCAATGGGTTCTTTAAAGACATACGAGCCTCGGAGGTGAAGCGGTTACTTGCTGCCATCAAGAAGGGCGTGGGCGTTGAGGACTTGACACCCATTGCCAATAACGTCGTTGACATGCTTGTGCAACACCAGTTGCGTGAGAGCAAGGCGATGCTCCACAAGCTGATGCAGGTAAGAGGCAGGAAAGTTGACGCACGAGGTGTGGAAGTTCAGGCAGGACTTGACATCGACGGTCAGCGCATGATGAGTGCGTTGAAAGACGGCATGAGTCTTGGCGAGAACGGACTACTTACACGTATCAACGACTGCGAGAACCGACTCTGCAGCGAGGACGAGGTAATCAGAAAGAATGCCATGAGCGAGTATCAGGGCTTGATGCTTGCGAAGGAATACCACGACAACATCTTGAGTGGCGAGGAAGAAGAAATCATTTTGAAGGACGAGAAGCGTCAGGAAGAAGAAAAGATTTACGACTTCCGTCGCGAGCCAGTGCTTGACAAGGATGGTAATGCCATTATGAACCTCGATGGCAGTGTGCGCACCGTAGAGCGTAAGACCTTAAAGCCAGAGTTCAAGAATAATGTCACCGACGAAAACAAGCAGCTAAGGCGCAACACCGAAGCTGCTATCGAGCGCATTGAGCAGTCGATAAGAGAGAGCCGCATGGAGCGAGTGACCGCTTACAGCGACTTTATGAGCGACGTGGCAGGTGATGTGCGTGCCAGCCGTGAGCGTGCTGCAGCGTGGCGTGCCGAGCAACAGGAACGCATAGATGCGATACACCACAACGCCAACAGCGACCTTGAAGGCGTGCCCGTTCAGAGCCAGACCAAGATGCCCGAGGGCGGACTACTCGCCTTTAACAGCAACAACGACATTGTGCGGTTGCTGTTCCAGCCGCTTGCCACCTTTGAGAAGATGCTGCGCTTCTTTGGTCGCAAATCCCACAACGGCGAGGGCTACCTGTTTAACCGCTTCATGCGCGGCTGGGCAGATTGCAGCGACAAAGAGTGGCGCAGCAAGCGTGCCGCCCATGAGGAGCTTGACGCAAAAGTGAGAGAGCTGTTTGGCAAGAAAGCCAAACGCTGGAGCGACCTCTATGAGATAGAGCGCAACAAGAAGCACCCAGGCATACCAGTAGAGTATTGGGACAATGGCGAGCGAGTGCGGGAAACCATGTCGCAGGGCGAGGCGTTGAGCCTTGTGGTGTGGAGCAAGCAGAAAGACGCCGAGGCTGGCTTGCGCCGAATGGGCATCAGCGAGGAAGACATTGAGACCATCAAGAGCCACCTCGATCCAAAATTCCTGGAGCTTGCCAACTGGGTTGTTGAGGAGTTCCTGCCCAAACGCCGAGAGTACTACAATGAGGTACACGAGAGAATGTTTGGTGCGCCGATGGCGGCGATAGAGCATTACTTCCCCATTGTGCGCAACAGCCGTGACGTGGAGAAGCCCAGCGACATCACCGAGCGCGACCTGGGCGACACCAAGCCCAGCACCATAACCGGCAATATCATCAAGCGCCAGCGCACCGCCGCCGCCCTTGACGTGCATACCGACTTCTTTGACCACTTATTGAAGCACCTCGACGACATGGAGAACTGGGCAGCGTGGGCTGAGTTCAATCGCGACATCAACACCTTGCGCAACTACAAACGCTTCAAAAACCGAGTGCTTAACATGCACAGTGTAGAGTTTGGCTCAGGCAAAGATTTGTGGAAGGCCTTTGACGACGCGTGCGCCATTGCCGCTGGAGTGTATCATCCCAGCACCAAGCGAGGCAGTGGTGACAACCTTGCTGTCAATGTTGCCAAGGGCGTAACAGGTGCCAAGATAGCATTCAGGTTCTACACAGCCGCAAAGCAGCTGTTGTCGCTACCCGCATTTTGGAATGGCGATGCAAGCCTACTTGAGCTTGCCAAGTGGGAAAACCCAGTAGGAGCCATCATCGCCTGGAACTGGGCAATGAAGAACCTGCCAGGCTTCTCAAAGAGGTGGCAGAGTAGGCAAGTTGGTGACGTGCGGCTGATGGACACCGACAGTGACTATGCTTTTTGGCGCAACAACATGGTAAGAGCGTTAAGCCGAGGCGGCATGTGGGCCAATGCGTTGGTCGATGGCATGACCGTTGCCATGGGAGCCAGGGCAGTGTATGAGACCCACAAGAAACGCTATCTGCGTAACGGCTACAGCGAGGAGCAAGCCGAGAAGCGTGCCATGCAAGATGCCGCCATCAACTACAACAGTAGCCAGCAGAGTAGCGAGAACGCCTTCTTGAGCAGCCTTCAGCTCGACCGCACCTGGTGGAGCACCCTAATGACCGTGTTCCGCAGTGCGTCGATGGGCTATCAGCGACGCTTGACCACTGGCCTGCGCAACCTCAAGAACCGCATGAAGAAAGGCTACAAAGCCGAGAGCATCGAGTTCATGAAGAAGCAGATGGTGCGTGACGGCATCGACGAGGCTACCGCCGAGAAAGCCGCACGTCGCACGTATCGCTGGGGAGGTTTGAAGAGCATGGCCGATGTGTTTGTCTTTGGATTACTCTTGCCATTCTTCTGGAACCTCGGTCCCTATGCACTATACCTACTGATGGGCGACGATGACGACGAGAAGAAAGACATGCTCAAAGATGCAGCTGTTCACAGTTTGTTTGGTCCTGTAGAGGGCTTGACAGGCGGCCAGGCTATGAGTGAGATTGGCAATACTTGGGCAGGATATGCGATGAGCGACAATGACAAGAGCCTCCTCAACGCTTTGCGCTATCACGACTACCTGTCGATGCCATTAGGCAGCGACCTGCAACAGATATTCAATGAGGCAGGCACCGACTCGATGGCGGCATGGACTGATGCCTTTAACCTGCTTGTTCAGGCAGGAATTGGAGTCAACCCCGAGACCTTCACCGATGCATGGGTTGCAATAGCCGACGCTTGCGACGGCGACCCACAGACCACCAAGGAGTTTGCGCTGTGCTTCATGCGCGTGATGCAGGTACCCCAGACGCAGGTTGACAAGTTGTTTGTCGACGAGCTTGGCATGACCGCCAGGGATGCCCAGAAGCTAAATGCCATGGAGATGGCCGACCGCTATGCGAAGTACAAGAAGTTCAGAAATGCTCCTCTGCTGAATTGGGCTTATAGTGCTGACGAGTCGCAGAAAGTAGCGGAGAAATACCGCAAGCGTTTCCTTGATAACATGCAAGAGCGGATGGAGAGGCTGGACGACGAGCAGCTTGAGTGGAACTTCGCGAACCCCAACGACAGCGAGCGCAGGAAAGCAGTAGGCAAAGTGTATGCCAAAGGCAAAGGCGTGAAGGACAGTGCCGGCCAAAAGCCAGCGAGCAACTGGAAGCCTGAGACTCGCCGCTCACAGTTGAAGTACCAACGCCTACGCGACTGGACCGACCTTGCCGAAGACGTGCTGCTTGACACAGCGATAGAGCAAGCCAAGAACCGTGGCGACGATGAGAAGCTGAAAGCGTTGCGAGATGCTAAGAAAGAGCTCACCGAGATTAAGCGTGGCAAGCACACCGAGACTTGGGACATCGACGGCCTTGGCGATGGCAGTGCCGAGGACGACAAGGCGATAATGGAAGAGTTGCGTGCAAGGCGCAAGGAGCTGCTGCGGGAGCTTGGGGTTTTATAATGCATAATGCACAATGCATAATGCACAATTGGGCTGACGCCTGGTTTTTCAATGCATAATGCATAATGCACAATGCACAATTGGGCTGACGCCTACTTTTTCAATGCATAATGCACAATTAAGGGAGCTTGCGGGCTCCCTTTTTTCTTTTTCGCACAAGCTGAAGCTTGCGGTGGCAGACGATAGTCACGCTACTTTTTCTTGCGGTGGGTGGCTTGGTACCAGTCGAAGTATTGCTTGCGCTTGATGGCGACAACAAGTGGCGGCAGTGCCTCGGTGCCGTTGCGATAGGGAGTGCAGTAGAAGCACTCATTGAGCATATCTTTCACTGTTGCATTGCTGTTGATGTACTGCTTGCGCTTGAAGATGCGGAAGTTCTTGCGGTCCATGATTAATAACTTGCCCTCGGCGGAAGGCATGACATAGTAGCGGCCACCGTCGCTGTTGTGAGCGCGGTCGGCCTTGCGGATTGCCTCACGGTAGATGAGGCTTGCTTTGAGTTTTTGGAAGATGTTCATTTTAGAAATTGCAAAATTCATAATGCACGATGCATAATCACACAAGCTAAAGCTTGCGGTGGCGGACACCACTTAAAGCAGAGGGTGTTATGTGATAAAGCATAATGCATAATGCGGTTAATAATTATATTGTTGCGGCAGATACGGCCGTGCGTTTCCGGACGTATAGAGAGTGGCGACTAACGATTTTGGGGATGCCCATTTCGTGCAGGCTGATGTGCATACCTATAGCTCTTGTCATAAGACGGTCGTCGTGATACCCCTCGGGTGCTTCGTATCGGCCTTCATTCTCGATGTAGGTAGAGTATTCGTCGAGGCATCCCTCGTCACGTTCGGTGTAGAGGTGGTCGCGCAGTATCGTCTTCATGTTGTAGATTATAGTCTTCTTAGTAGACACATTGGTGTGGAAGCCATACTTGCGCGGCTTGCCGTCACGTATATCTTCGGGGCTTTGGCGACGTGCATAGAGGTTGTCGTAAACATCACGTATGAGAGTAAGAATATATTCGGCTTCCCCTTTGGTATTGTTGGTTTCAAGTGTGTTGCTCTCAATCACCAGCAGCGCATGGTTATAATACTCGGCAATCTGAGTCGCCTTCCATGCCAGTCGGTCCATGTCGATGTGTCCACGCCATTGCGCCACTACCGTAGGCCCCTCTCCCTCCATCATCCACAGACGGTCGAAGACAGTGATCACCGACCAGTCGGCTTTTGCCGACATGCCCTTGCAGACATCGACCACCACCAGGTATCGCTCGGTCACTATCTCGTCGTCGTCGGGTTCCACGTCGTCCCACATGAACAGGCGACCATTTTTCTCACGCTTAAATCGCAGGTTTTCGAGAGCGTCGGGCCCACTATCGTCCTTGCCGTAGATTTCGCCAAAATATTTAGGAGGTCGGCAAGCAGAGCGGAACTGCTCAATGTCCTCGTCGGGGAAGACCCTTGTTCCCGAGAAAGTGAACGCCTCGATGTCGTTAGACGGGTATTCCGACGCCATGTCGCCATGGTCGGTGTACTTGCGTCGCTCGGCGATATACCAGTTGATAGCCTCGAGAGTAGCCCCCATCGTCCAGAGACGGTAGAGATATTGTCCACTTTCCTCACGGTCGGAAGCCGCGTAGTCGTTGTCCTTATTGTCGAGCAGCCACTTAGCAAACCTCTCACGCTCGTTGGTGGTGTCAAAGTCAAGCATATACTGCTCGATCTCGAACCACTCAACAAAGAGCGCCTCGAACTGTGACTTGCCATTCTTGGCTGCCAGATACTCACGGTGGAACAGATTGCCCGTGCCGTTGGCCGTGCTCTCATATACAATCATAGTATAGGGCTTGTAGAGCATACCCGCGCACGCCGAGCGCACGATTTCCTCGGGTGTCTTTCCCTCGGTGGTTTTCCACAGTCCCACCTCGGTGAGGTGTACAAGGTTGTAGTCGCCGCCACGTGCCGAGTTAGGTTTCTCGGCCGTGCCTATTTTGATTTTGCAGTTTCGTTGTGGAATGCGCTGAATGTTGCCCGATTTGCCGACACCGATCATTTTGGGCTCGTTATCCTTATAGGCATCACCCAACTCATATAGTAGCCGTACAGGATATCGCTCAATCATTTTATCGAACATGTCCTTCACCTCGGTAGATGAGTCCTTGACATGCCCGACAATAAGACTGTTGAGTCCCACCTTGTGCACCAGTTGCAGCCAGGCGATATAGATTTGTGTTGCCGTTGATCCACCCCACTGACGAGCTTTTAGCAGCACCA